CTATATTAGAATAAAAATTATCTGTTAAGCTATATCCATTTGCAGCATTAGCAAAACTTAATGAAGACTGTACAGAGTTTATAAACTCAGTAGATGTAGCTAGATCTCCAACAGAACTAAAGTCTCTTGGGAATATAAATTGAAAACTTTCAGTGTAACTGTTTTCAGGAGCTGAACTATATGTGCCGCTTCCCCCAAAAGAACTGTGTATAATATTAAGGTCTATAAATAAAGAACCTCCCTCTTTTAGATTAATGTTTGATAAGTCCATGTCTAACCTTGCATCTGTTACTGAAGTGAAGGTATCTATAGTGTACGCAGCTCCAGTAGACTCGGATTCTGGTATTGAATTAAAACCTATCTCTTGAGAAATAAGCTCAACATCATAATCTATTGTTGTATTAACATCGTAACCATCTACATAGTTTCCATAAAAAATTCTGTTACCCATAGATGTCTGAGACTTTGCTTTTTTAGGAACATTATCATAAAGTCTTAATAGTTCACTTTCGGGAAGAGTGGTATAAATCTTTTGATTATCAAACTCAACAGAAACATCACTGTTGTTAGGCCATCCTTTTTCTATTTTAGTAAACTTTTCTATAACATTAACAATGTTAGAAGTAGACAGCTTAAAACACAAGTCAACACCTACAACATCTGAACCTCCAGTATTAAAAGTAACATTAACAGAGTTAGCTGTATTTTGCATACCCTCCATATCATAGTTTCCATAGTTTAATTTAAACTGACCTGGAGAAAATGCTATATCTGAAAACTCAGACAGTGCAGAGTATTCTCCTCCTTTGTATTTGTATCTATATGCAAACCTTATAAACTTATCTTTTATATAATTCTTATCGTTTACCGAAGTAGTTGTTAAAACTAAATCAGGAGAACTAATAGGAGGTTTTACAATAACAGATATATCGTCTTCTGTAAACTGATCTACATTAGATATTGGTGCAGCATAGTTTGCTTTTACATCTATTCTTCTAGGTTGATTGTAATTATCTGTAAAAAATAAAAGATCATCTATAAGGTCAATACCATTAATTAAATACTCTGAATTAAAATTTAAAACAGTTTCACTAACTACATGGTATATGACCGCTTGAGTTCTTGTGTTAAAAGATGCTATTATATCTACATTGTCAGAAGTTACAAACCAGTATATTGTTTCATTAGTGCCGTCTTCGTAAGCTCCTATACATTTAGGATTTGTAAGTGCACTACCCTCATAAGTTAAAGAAACAAGTAGCTCGTTACCTTTTGAATTTTCTATAGTACCTGACTGCCCGTCTTCTGAAGAAGAGTTTCTTACGTTTAATGCGTCTATATAGTCACCATTTGGTACTAATCTTTCGTCTAGACTCTTGTTCATTCTAGACCCTATAAAATTCTTATTTATATTCATTCTACTTCAACCATTTATTTTGGCCTCTCATAGCCATAATGAGTCGACCAGGGTGAATATTACTCAATCTTATTTTAGCGTTTCTTAATAGAGAACTTTTATCTTTCTGAGAACGTCTAACAACATATTCTTGAACACCTACTTTTGAATTTAAAATAGCATACTTAATATAAGCATATATATAGTCTTCGAATAGTTTGTTTAGTTTTACATCAGAATCAGTTCCATTTTCCATACCATCAGAAACATATTCTAAAACAACCTCTTGATCTGCAAGAGTAGATGAAAAATTAATCACACCTTGTTGTTTGTTTATTTTAAAGGTATTGTTTTGGTTTGCTGTATCTGTACTTAAACCATACCTAGCTGATACCTGATAGTCATAAACAATGTTTCCATCTATGTTGTATGCATTGGTATCTTTAGTATCTAAAAATTCAGATTTCAACGTACCGTTTACTCTTGATTCATCAAGTAAAGAAGTTCCTATAAGAACGTTCCCATCAACATCAAATAAAACTCTGTATTCATTATCTTGAAGGTAACTCTTAGCGAAGTTTGTTTTATTATTTTCATTTAATGGGTAAAGAACACCATCCTTAGATAGAGATATTCTAACCCAGTTTACGAAATCAGGAGGAAGAACTATACTTGCACTGTCGTTTACAGTAAGCTCTACTATCTTTGTTTCTTTTAAGGCATCGTAATTAAGTTCTTGTATACCACGCTTTGCATGAAAAAGAACATTATATCTTTCTACATTATTGACTAACTTGTCGTTACCTACATACATAAGCATAAAGTTGTTTACAATGTCAGACAATGTTATATACTGGTATGATCCCCAGTTGTTATCTTCTGGTAAACTACCACTATTTTCGTAATATTGATATCCTGTTATAAATGCCATTATCCTTGTTTTTGTGTTTCTTTAACCTCATCATTTTCTCCCGCCTTGTATATATCTGTTTCTCTTATAGAAATACCTGCATATTTTAATATCTTATTAACTAGAGTAGGTTCATCACTACCAGGTATTTCAAAATCTTGATAGTCACTAGCCGACTGGTTAAAAACAGGTTCTCCTGCTGATAAGGTAGTGTAAGTCCATTTAGGGTCTAAAGGCTTTCTAATATACTGTATTGTAATACCTGTTGTTATACTACTAGGGTATACCGTTATATTAGACCCATCCATAATATATGCTGGAAAGGTTGCTGAAGGCGCTGTTAAATGAGACGATGTTAGATTTAATATTTTGTTTTGTGAAACTCTTTCTACTTCTTTTGTTCCGTACTTAACTACATTAATTAAGTAATAGTCAGTAGGTAAAGGAAAGGAAGGGCCACTTGAATCACTAGGAGTGTTTGTTGAAGAAAATATATCAATAGCCTCTTCTATGTTTTTTACAATATCAGCATATCCACTACCTGAAATTCTAGCATTTTGCTTTGCAATCCATTCGTTATACCTATAAAAATAGTCTTCAAAAATATCTAACTGAGCTTGCTTTGCATAAAGATTAAAATCAGATGGTGTTATATATCCGAAGTTTTGCTTGTTTGCTACAGCCAGCACAGTATTTCTTACACTGTTTATCATCTGGTAATCTTTTACGCAAAGATAGTGAAAAAAAATAAACCCCTCTGGGTTGAGGGGCTTAGGGAAATTTAATCTTGAAGCTTGGTTTCAAGGAGCTGCATCAGCTCTATACCATCATCTGTTTTAAAGAATTGAGCTAAAGACATAGTAGCTGTCTCTCCAAATGGAATGCTCATTAGTTTCTTTTTATTAGAAGGTAGGTTGAAATAAATATCTTTTCCTTTGTTTTTTAGTCTTAGTATTCCTTCAGCTAAAGATTTAGAAGCTAAAGACTGTAACTTTAATAAAGGATCGTTTAATGTATTTAGAAAATCTTTTGGACTATTCTTAGCATACAGTCTCACATCACGTTTTAACTCAGCTGTTGACAGTTTATCTACATTTAGGCTTAATGATATTCTACCGATAGTTTCTAGCATCTCTAGATCTAAATCTTTTGCTGCTATTAAAGCGTCTATCTGGTAATCCATTTCTTCAACCTCTACACTAGCATCCTTTTCAGTATCTATCTCTTCAAACACTACATTAAGTGATGGGTGTAACGATAAAAATTCCTGAAGTACCGGATTGTTTTTAGGAACATATAACATACCATCTTCAAATACAATAGGTTCGATAATAGCGTTACTATCTTGCTCGTCTTCGAATGGTGATTGTTGATTGGTTGAATATCTTAAAGCTCTGTTAGATTGACCATCAAAGTGTAAGAGTGGTTTTCTACGTGAGTTTCTTGAGTTTAATATAAAGCTTATAGGTGCTTTTCTACCTTTTAATCTATAAGTTCTGTCTTTTACGACTGATTGTTTTTTCATTTTAATTTAATTTTAAGTTTATAAAAATAAGGAGGGGACCACCTAAGCGATCCCATCCTTAAAGTAATCTTATTTGAATAAGAAGAAATTGTTTGCACCAAGAGTACAAAGAGCTCTTTCTGATAAGAAGTGAACCTCCATAGCATCTAAGTCGCTATTAGAAGCACCTCCTGCAGATCCAACTATCCAAGACTTCATTTTTCTATCTTCAGTCTGAGAAGCTTTGTATCTTACGTGTAAGAAAGGACGTTTTGCGTTCTTACCTAACACTTGGTCATAAACAGTTGTAGAACCAGCTGGTACAAGTACACCATCTATAGCTCCTCCTGTAATACCTCCACGCATTGTTGCATCGTTTAAGTATTTCCAGTCAGACTTGTAGAAGTCATACCCTCTTCTAAATCCAGAGAATCCAAGGTTAAGTGCCATGTCAGTGTCATTGTCAAACAATCCGAATGAAGCAGCGTTAGCAGCACCACCAGAAGTGTCAAATCCATTTAACTCAGCAAGTACGTTGTCAATCTCGAAAGATAGTCCACGGTTTACAAATATTACGTTTTCTTCAATAGATCCTTGCTTGTCTAATCTACCAACGATTGCATCGATATCATCTAAAGACTGAATTGCTCCAGTAGATGTGTTACCTCCGTTTTCGATAGCGTAGAATAAACCTTCAGAACCTTTGTTACCTAAATCACCTGAAGCTGCAACAGCACCAGAGCCAGTCTCAGCAGGAACTGCTTCAACCATTGCTGTTTCTAGGTAGTCTTCGAATCTTAATCTAGTTTCGTGCTCAGATTTTAAGTACCATAAATACCCTGAAGCTCCGTTTTCTGTAGTAACTTCGATCCATCCGATTTGTGCCATATCAGAACCTGATACAGAATACTTATCCTTGATGATGATTGGGTTATTTGACTTAATGTCTGTTGGAGCTTCTAGAGATCCTTCAATTCCGTTTGATCCTTTTTTAAATTCAGAACCGTATACAAACACGTCTAAGTTAGTAGCTGAGTTGTCTCCTGAAGATAAACCTGAAACAGCTGGAAGACCATCTGCGTCGTAGATACTTACGTCGATTGTGTTAGTTGCAGTAGCTGTAATAATACCTTTGAAAGATGCAGTTGCACCACTTCCTCCGTCAGATACCATAACAGTCTGTCCTTTTCTTAATACGTGACCAGTAATGTTGATTGTTACAACGTCTTGTCCTGCAACTTCTGCATTGTCAAGAGTTACTGCCTCGTATTTAATGTGTAATCTACCTTGCTCAGACCATTTGATTAAGTCAGAGTTACAAGGCATTTCTGCTCCTACCA